TTTTATGGTTTTTAAGTCATTTCATCCTACTAGCCATCTGAGAAGTAACAGTGCTAACCACTCACTTATTTTTATAAAAACCCAAGCACTAACACACCAACCAAAATAATACCATAGCTCACTAAAGCCAACATTCGCTTGGTTTTCTTCACTGTTATCACTCTCATCTTAGTTGGAAAAACTATACTCAGTAACGCACCACCCACGACACCGCCAATATGGCCTGCCATACTCACGTTTGGCATAAAAAGATTCATCAGTAAATTGACTACAATTAACGTCTGGTATGACTTGCCCAAATCTTTCAACGCTTGGTTCTTACCCAAAAAACTCAATACTACAATAGCAGCAAAAAGTCCAAATAACGACGTCGATGCTCCTGCAGCTACTGTTTCAGGAGTCAACCAAAAAGTAAAGACATTGCCCATAACACCTGATAAAACATAAAGTAATAAAAAACGGCGTGAGCCCCAGAGGTCTTCGACGATTTGACCAACAAAATATAGTGTTAATCCATTGACAAAAAAATGACCAAAGCCGATATGAATAAATATCGGAGTCACCAATCGCCACAACTGGTCTGGCATTGCTTTTACTAGTAATCCAAACATACCTCCAACTTGATAAATAGCTTGAGCACCAGTTGCTAAATGTCCATATACCACTTGCATTGCTATAAAAATTAAGCCTGTTAACCCTAAAAGGAAAATAGTAATAGGATATCGTTTTAATAACCGTGTCATCTAAGATAAACCTCCTAAACAGCAATATCATAAATCGTTTGATTTGGCAATCGTATTGGCCCGCTGATAAGCTTGATTGCTAACAACATCCACTAATAAAGCTTGATCATTTTGACGTTTTAAGTCTACATCCATAGTTCGTAAAGACTAGAAGAGTTCTTTGAGAATCTCTTTTTTCATCATCTTCTTATCATACCATAAATTAGGAAAAAGGTTCAAGGCTGACAAGAAACTAGCTCTCTCAAAAAAGATTAAAAATAAAGGCATTCTAAAGAATCATTTAAGAAAACTTTAAGGTTACTATCGTAGAATGAAAACATCCTAAAAAGCGGTTTACCTAAACCGTTGGGAGAATAGGTTTTCCCCTTGTTTTCCCTTTTCATAAATCTCCTGGGCACCTATCTTCTTAGGTGCCCTCCCTTGTTTAAACCTGACCAGTTAACCGGCTGGTTAGGTTTTTAAATTTAAAAAGTCAACAGCAAAAATATGATATCACCCGTGTGTTCTTAGCTCTCTCAATTATGGGCTAAAAACACGCATCAATCAATCTATTGATGAAGTTTGCTGCTTTTTGATGATCTTTATTGTGACTATACTGGTAATCCTATTGATTTTAGTTGACTTTTACGGTAGATTCGCTACAATATATAGGATTATACAATTTAATTTAAGGAGAGAAAAATTACATTGTTAGATTATTATTTGGAATCCGATATTATTGACCAGAAAATCCTACTGGCTATTTTGTTGACAGAAAAAGAACTGACGATGGCAGCAGCTTGTTCTCAAACAACTTTGACTGCTTTAAAAATAAAGCAGTATCTTCGACAATTTAACGCCTTATTTAAAGGGTACTTACGTATTGAGCTTATTAAATCTCGTATTTATTGTGAGGTATTAAATGATAAGCGAGAAGCATTTTTTTATGATATTTTTGCCTTATCAGATACTCTAAAAATGTTGACATTCTTATTACTAGATAATCCCAAACACAAATCAATCGCTGTTTATACACGAAAACAAGGGATATCCCAGTCAAAAGCTTATCGTCTTATTCATAAATTAAAACATTATTTACAAGACATTGGTTTAAATATTGTAGACAATACTGTTATCGGAGATGAACTTAAAATACGGTATTTGATTGCTCTTTTACATAAAGAGTACGGCATTATATTATATGATATACAACCTGCAGACATTGAAACGATTCATGCTTTTATCTTTGCAGCACAAAAAAACTTACAACCTTCTGCCTTTTTAGATAGACGCTTCTTGTTTTTTGATGTGCTGTTGATGTTGACTTGGAAGCGCCATCGCTATCCTGTTCATTTGCCTCATTTAGCTCTTTTTGAACATCTCAAATCCTTGCCTATTTTTGACAATATCAAAACCATTGCCGTGGATGAGCTAGCACCTCGAACTCGTGTCACATTTTCGTCTGATGATTTTGACTATCTCTTTTTAATTTATTTAACGACTGATAACTCCTTCTTGAGTGGGTACTGGACAAGTCATCAGCGACAACAACTTTACCATTTAATCACCAAAGATCCCGATTATCATTTACTAATCCATCGTCTTCAGGCACTAGTTGGAAAATATTCCGATATTCATGAGCATATCCCTAACTTAATTCCTTTTTTCAAAAGAACTCTCTACAATTTACAAACTTTAATTACCTTTGATGGTTATTATTTTGATCAATATCAAGGCAACATGCTACTACTAGATAAGCTTGAAACCGTTATCAAAGATTGGCTTTATGACACAGGCCGTCAAGGCAGTATTAGTTCTGGTCACTTACACTTGATGTGTTTATACCTTGAGCAGATCTTGGAAAGCTCTATTGCTCCAATCAATATTACTGTTATTGAGAGCCAAGAAACTGTTGGTAACGTTATAGCTAATTTCATCACCTCAACTATCCCTTCTTACAAAGTTGAACTGTCACGGGTCAATATCTTATCTGATAATATTTATCCCTATGATAAACCTGTAGATCTGGTTGTGACCAGTCAGAAGCTCTTGCCTTTCTTAAAAGAACTCGGTGTTTTTCCCAAAGAGACCCGCTTGTTTGGTTTGAGTTTGGACTGTATCCAACAGCAGCGCGAAGATTTAATCAAAACCATCTTAGCCTTGCACCAGAACCACTACCAAAAACGTTTAGAAGAACTTTGGAGAGTTCCTTCTTAATTTTTTGACAGTCCCTCCTAGATACTTTCACAGTCTAGGGGGTCTTTAAGGTTATCACTTGCAACCTTGATAAGCTCTCTTTTTAACCATTGCTATTTGCCTAGAAACAGAACTGGAACTGTTTTAGCGGTTCAACTCCTCTTGTAGGATCTTCTTCCCTTTTTTGAAGGTCTTATCTGAAATTTGGCATAATAAAGTGCGCTCCCATGTTCTGGAAGCGCACTTTATTATCGCTTTTACTTAACCTTGTATCCACTCGATGATGGAAGTGCCGCCCCAATTCTTAGATTGCTTGGCTAACTTTTAAGCTCTTGTACAAGGAAGAAGTCTTTTTGACTATCTGTTGATTAGAGACGAGCATTAAGCTCTGCTGATAATGCTTCAAAACCTGGTTTTCCAAGAAGCGCAAACATGTTACGTTTGTAAGCTTCAACACCTGGTTGATCAAATGGGTTAACAGCATTCATGTAGCCTGAAACAGCGATGGCAAGCTCAAAGAAGTAAATAGTGTAACCAAGGGTAAACTCGTCTTGAGCTGGAAGAGTGACAAACATGTTTGGCACGCCGCCATCTGTGTGGGCAAGAAGCACACCATCTGTAGCTTTCTTGTTAACGAAATCAACGTCTTTACCTTGAAGGTAACCAAGTCCATCTAGGTCTTCTGCTAATTCAGGAATGATAACATTTTTACGAGGATTATCAACACGAATAACTGTTTCAAAGAGATTACGGTAACCTTCTTGGATAAATTGACCAAGTGAGTGAAGGTCTGTTGAGAAGTTAGCTGAAGTTGGGTAAATCCCTTTTTGGTCTTTTCCTTCTGATTCACCAGCTAATTGTTTCCACCATTCGCCAAAGTACTGAAGAGATGGCTCGTAGTTAGCCAAGATTTCAGTGATGTAGCCTTTACGGTAAAGCACATTACGAACAGCAGCGTATTGGTAAGCAATGTTTTCAGAGATTTTGTCTGAAGAAAGGTCTTTACGAGCAGCATTTGCCCCTTCCATAAGAGCAGTAATATCTGCACCTGATGCAGCAATTGGAAGCAAACCAACAGCAGTCAAGACTGAGAAACGACCACCAACATTATCTGGCACCACAAATGTTTCCCAGTTGTTAGCGTCAGCTTCTACCTTAACAGCACCCTTAACTTTGTCTGTGGTAGCGTAGATACGTTTGTTAGCTTCTTCTTGGCCATATTTTTTAACCAAAAGTTCTTTGAACACGCGAAAGGCAATAGCTGGTTCAGTGGTTGTACCTGATTTAGAGATCACGTTTACTGAGAACTCTTTGTCTTGAACGTATTCAACTAAATCGGCAAGGTAAGTAGATGAAATAGAGTTTCCAGCGTAAAGAATTTGTGGGGCTTTGCGCTCTTTGGCAGTTTGTAAGTTAGCAAAATGATGATTTAAAAAATCAATCGCTGCTTTGGCACCAAGGTATGACCCACCGATACCGATCACCACAAGAACTTCGCTGTCTGACTTAATTTTTTCAGCAGCAGTCAAGATACGTGCAAATTCCTCTTTGTCATAGTTTTCTGGAAGATCAAGCCAACCCAAGAAATCTGAACCTGGTCCAGTTCCTTCACGCAATAACTTGTCAGCTTCTGTGACTTGGCCTTGTAAAAAATCAATTTCATGTTGTCCCACAAATGACTCGAGGACTTTTGAATAATCAAATGTAATATGTGACATGAGTTTCGCTCCCTTAAAATTTTAAGTTTCATTAGTATGATAACCTTTTCTATCTAATATTTCAATGGTTTTTAGTGGTTTTCACCTGTGAAAAAGCTAGGTTTTTTGAAAAGGTTTTCGTTTTTTCAGACATAAAACATGTGTCAATGCAAGCATATTCTCATCATAGTGGTTTTTTAAGAGAAAATAGGATTTCATATTTCCTAAAAATATCATGAAAAAAGGCCCTGAGGCCGCTTTACCGTAATAACTTATTTTAAGGATTTTATCATTTCAACACGGGTAATAACCCCATCATGCATATGATCAATGCATAAAGCCACACCTACAAAGGCAATTGAAGCCCCAATCACCTGTAAATACTTTCTCATGCTATCTTCTTAACATTACTTACTCTCATTATCTAAAAATGGCAATCATTTGAATACTTAAAAAGCAAAGGGGGGAGAATAGCACTAGTGCGTTTTTAAGTAGATATCAAAATGACTAATTTCTTCACTATTAAAAATCTTATTATCTTTATACCTTTTAAAGAAACTGTCTCGACTTAAAAGCTTATCATCCTTATTAAATAAATCAACTTCATAATGTTTACTATCTTTAGTAGCAAGGAAAAGGCTCCCCGATGTATAACGCGATTCCGAATCATAGATATTGTATTTTTCCATTAGAAATTTTCTTATTTTAAAATCAAATTCCTGTAAAGTAAACTGTTTCTTTTTTATGCGAACAGCCTCAGAGGGCAAATAAGTTTCTTTCCCATCTTGATTTAAAATTCCTACAAACTGTAATGATTTATTTCCTTGATTCGAATGTTTTACAATACCACCATAAATATTATCTACATAAGGTGGGGAAAAATTATAAAGGAGACCAAAAACATCGACCTTATCCCCTTTTATAAACTGATCAGTAATGCCTAAAGATACAATAGAATCAACATAAAGAATACATTCCGATCTTTTTTGTTTAGTATTAATATGTATGCTATTTGTAGTAACAAATGCAATTTCTATATTTTCATAATCGCATGGGGTAATATTATAGACAAACCTTAAACTTCTTTTTAAATCTTTTAAATTTTCATCTGCATAAGCTAATTGACTTCCATAGCTAAAAACACATGATAATATGATAATTGTCAAAATGTTTGTTTTCATTTAAAACTTTTTATGTCCTGTTTTATACCTCTTAACCTAAATAAAAATATCAATCGGTTTCAACAACTGATGACACTATAGAAGGAAGAGATTACTTTAGTAAAGTCAACAAAAAAAGAGCACACAACATCCGTTATAACAACTAAAAGAGACAAAGAGTTACCAAATGCGACAAAATCAAAGATAATAAAAAGATAAAAAACCAACCTCACCAATAACAAACATATTTTTACAAAGTTTTTGCCCCTAATTTGCCCCCCAAAAAATACAAAAACTTTGTAAAAACACTTGACTACCATTAAAAATAACGGTATAATATAGACATAAGGTAAGGGGAGGTTACCTTAGATAAGAACTCTGGAAATCAACGAAAGGAAAAAGTTATGAAGTTCTCAGAAATACCTGAGCTGATAAGCTCAATCGGAATCGCCTTAACGGGTTTGGGAGCTAGCCTCAAAGGTCTAGCGGAACTCATCAAGGCAACAAAAAAAGAACCTCGCAAAACAGCCCGACCAAGGAAGTTTAAGTAAGGTTCAGTAGGGAACGGGGGCAAAGCCCCCTTGACCTACTTTGAGTATATCATAACACATCAAAAAAATGAAGTATTTAATAATTTTTGTCTTCGTCTTTCTGGTCTATCTCTGGATTTCAAGAGACAAATAAGGAGTATCCATGATTCAAGTTCTATCAAAAGAAGAGATGATGACCTTCTTCACGACCTACTCACGCTATCAAATCGCTCAAGCTACTGGTTTATCAGAGTCCACATTGGCAAACTATGTCAAAGGTCGCACAGACATTGGTGGCATGTCTTTTGATAAAGTTATCAAAATAACTGAATACTATAATAGTTTAAAAAACTAAAGTCCATTATAGTAGAGAATAGCCTCAAGCATATTGCTGAGGGCTATTTTTATTTGTCTAATTCCATCACCACTTCTTCCACTTTTTCCTCAGCCACAACCTCCCATGGTCTGACTTTCTCACCAGGCGACACATAATCAAAAATCTGTCCGTTTTTGCGCACGATTGCGACTGTGTCGCCTACGATATAGCCGTCATCAATCGCTTGTTTAAACTCATCGTATGTTAGCATAATGCACCTCCTTATCTTATTATTCGTATTTTACAGGAAATAATATAATTAAATTTAAAGCTTATTTAAAATTAAATAACATCTATTTTATGACAAACTAACTTATTAACTATTGACGAATATTAGATAAAAAGAAAATTTAGTATGCTGTTAGTTATAAATTAATTTTATTAATTTCATATTTTTTTAATTTAAAATGGTATACTTAATCTGTAAATAACAAAAGGAGGACATGGATATGTCTAAACATTGGAGACATCTAATTATTCACTCTGCTCTGACCATTCTAGCTACGTTATTTTTAGGTATACTACCAATTACTGAAAATACTAGTAGTGCCATTTACGCTGAATCGGCCACTATTTCAAATAATTGGAGTATCGAGCAACACCCCAATTATTACCATGTTGAAGGTAAAGCGCAACTGGATATTAAAAATTTTCCCGAACTTTATCGTACAACCGAAAGGGTCTATAAGAAAAGTGGGCAAAGTACTAAACCTGTTACAGTTTCCAATATCCATTACTCTGTACTTGATGGCTACGGCCGTTCTGGAGAAGCTTATGGTATTATCACAAAAGATATGATTGACATGTCTGCTGGCTATCGTGAAAAATGGGAAAGCAAACCAGAGCCAAGTGGGTGGTATTCTTATTTCTTCAAAAATACTAACCAGAGAGCCACTGAATCCGACTACAAGCATAGCCCCAAAACTGTGAGTAAGATTTCGAACAATATCAAAGCTAGTATTCTCTTAAGTAACGGAAATGTTCGTAACGGCTACCTGTTTGATAGAAGTCATTTAATAGCCGATAGCTTAGGAGGAAGACCTTTTAGAAATAATTTGATTACGGGTACCCGCACCCAAAACGTAGGTAATAATGATCGTAAAGGTGGGATGCAGTATATTGAAAATAAAGTTTTAGATCACATTAAAAGAAATCCTAAAGTCCATGTTTACTATAAAGCAACTCCTGTATATCAAGGATCCGAATTGCTACCTAGAGCAGTTTTAGTGTCTGCTTTATCATCTGATGGATTTATTGACGAGACAGTTCGTGTGTTTAATAATGTAGCAGGTTTTAATATTGATTACCAAAACGGTGGACTCTTATCTTCTACTGCTGACGTAGATATTAATAACGTTGAAGAAAATGAAATCGAAACTACTGATGACGAGATTGAAGAGGGAATCGAAAACGAGCCTGACACGGATGCACTAAAAAAAGATAACAAAGATACTTCTTTACAAGACACTGTATATGTGGCAAGTAATGGGCAATCTGATGTATACTGGTACAACAAAGACAGTATGCCTAAAACTGTAAACTTAGAGAAAGTTGTAGAAATGAGTGAACAAGTAGCTTTGACTAGAGGTAAACATCATTCAACTCAAGAAAATATAGAATAACAAATTCAACAGACCAACTAGAACTTGAAATAGTTTTTATATTCTTATTAGTTATGCATAAGCATACGAAACACACAAAAAACCGCCCTCAATCAAGAGAGCGGTTTTGTCTTATCTAATTTAATTTACCCCAAAGGCTGATAATGTTACCATCTTTGTCAGTTATCCCAATAGCCATGTAATTTCGCATACCTGAGCCGCCAAGATAACTAATCCAGTAGTAGCCATTGGCATAACCCTCGCTGTCAAAGCTGACAGTGTCTCCTTGTTTGTAGCTACCTACTACTTCACTGGCTAGGCTTGGCCAACGTCTAATATTAATCTCTGCGACATCAAGCGTAAAGGTACCAGATTTTGGTGTCTCCACGATGGTGTCAGAGGTTTGTGGGGCAGTGCTGACTGGTTGCGTGACTGTATCCCCTTGATATGGTGGGTAAAACCAACCTGTCACACCAGAAAAATCACGAGTGTTAAAACGAGCTGGTGCACCGACATACAGAGCGTCTGCATTGCCATCAATGTTTTGTTCAACAGTCCGCATAGTGTAGCCGTCGCTATCCTCAATGACAACTCCTGTGTGGCCAAATTCATGATATGGCACTGATTGGACAAAAAACGCTCCAGTCCGTGGATTTGCATCTGTTGGCATGCGATGGACTTCCCAACCCACGGCGGCGGCACTATCTAGTAAGTCAATCGCATTTCCCCAAAGGTCAACACCAAACCAGTGCTTTGCTGCATAACAAGGCACATCTGCACATTGCCAGCCCGCAAAACCATCTTTATCAACACCAACCCCAGCATTTGCCAAGTTAATAAAAAATTCAATGACTTCTCGACACTGAGAATTAATCATTTGCTTCTCCTTTCTGACAATAGCCTCTTCATCCCATTCCTGCAAGTCATTCTCCTCGATTAGTTGGATAAGCAATTCTGCATACCCACTCGCCGTGGCATAACCTGCATCTTTAATAGCGTGACAAGCTTTTTTATAGTTAGTCTCACCAATCACAGCTTTGTAGCGTGGATTTTCATTTAAAAACTTCCCATGGTCAACAATACTGTCAGTCCAACTATCATAGGCCCTAAATCGGTCCACAATATCCGTGACGACACCAGGCTGATACTCCTCTTGCGTCTTAGTGTTAAAAGACTTACCTGTCCAGCTTGCATCAGCTTTAATCCCAAATAAAGCGTTATGTGGGGCATGTTTGCCCCAACCGCTCTCTAAGATTGCTTGTGCTGCGGTCAAGGATGGCAAGATTTTGTACTTAGTCCAGCCATCTAAGCAGCCTTGCTTAATGTTATCTAAAAAGGTCATCTGTCCTCCTTATCTACAAACGGGTAAAAGATAAGAGCAACCACAGATAACGGCACATACAGTATTGCGATTGCTATAACTAATGCTAAACGTGTGATTGCTTTTTTCATCTTACTCCTCTTCTTTTTGTTTTAAATCAACTTGTGGCGCCTCGAGTTTAACACCTGTCTTATCAATTTTAATCGTGGCAATGTCAAATTGATCAGTGTCACGTTTGAGTTTTTCGAAAAATGATCTGACAAAACTTGGCATCGGCAAGCCCAACTGACCCCAATTTTCGACAATTGATATGCCATAACATGCGATAAAAAAGAGGACAAAGGCAACTGCCAAAGGCTTAGCGCCAAGCAAAATGAGGTAAGGATAGACAGTATAAACTAACAATACAACTAAAAAATGCTTGATAATGCCAGATAGTCCCTTTGTGCTATTAGCCCTCTTGTTTGTAATACCTTTTGTTAGCCCTGTGATAATGTCAAAACAAACAAAAAGTGTAAAAACGTGGATTTCAACGGTACGAACTAGATCACCGAAAAGGTGAATAAGACTTGTTAAATTAATAATCATCTAACCACCTCAATCCTGCTTAACTAAGTCCGTATACTTGATAACTGTAACTTTATCCTCTTCCTCTAGCTCTTTAAGCGTCTGTTTGTCATAAGTAAATGGCTCGTTAACGTGTACAAAGACTAGGTTCCCTTCACCGGCTTCGCCGTCTTCTTCTTTGGCAGTATCTACAACAGTAAAGACATCATAGGCTTGATACTCACCTTTTTTGACAGGCTCAAT